GTTATCAATCGAACATAGGTTGTTCCGGGTTCATCTTCATTCCAGGCATAAACGGTGTCAATGTCGAACCGGACCGGAACGGATTCCGTTGGCCTTTCAATTCCAATGGATTCATAATCAACGGCGTCATTGATTTGGAAAAATCCATTGGCGAAAACAAATCGCCCAACCAATCGCATCATGACGGATTCATTTTTTGTGTTGTTTTCTGCCAACGTTCGATGGCGTTTGAATTGCGTTCGAAATATCGGTCAATGATGGCCCATTCGTCGCGCGATTGAACGGATTGTTGCGTGAATCCTTCGGTCAATATTTGGTGGTTGATGGAATGCAATTTGTTCCGAACCCAACGATGTGCGGATTTGACGTCGCCCAAATCGTCAATGACGGATTGGATGACCATTTGGATTTCCTGTTCACTCAATTGAACAACGAATTGTTTTTGTGGTTGGTCTTTGTTCATGTGAATTCAATTGTTTGGTTTCCAATTTTGAACACTTGGGGTTCACCGGTCATTTCGACTTGAATGTTTTCGTTCCAATTCGCCGGGTCGGCGTTCTTCAATGTGAAAATGACGGCGGTCGATGACGGCGCAATGTATCGTTTTTTGGTTTTCACCTGGCGTCCGGCCAAATCACCCGTTTTGCCGTACAATTCAACCGTTTCCGTTTCTTCGACGTAAAATCCAACAACCAAGCGTTCCAACGCGTCAACGGCCTTTTCTCTCAATCGTTCTTTGCCGTTTTTGGAATGGTTTTGTTTGGCCGTTTTGTAACGGGCGGCAATTTGGGCATCCAGGTCAACCCAATTCCGGAATGTCCGAATTGCGATTCCATGTTCGCCACAACAAGATTCCAACGTCACGTTGGCGGATTCATACGCCAAACATATTTGTTCGCACAATTCCCGTTTTTCGTCAATCGTCCTTTCGGCGGCGCTCGGTTTTCGGGGTGTTGGTTTTTTCTTTTTGTCTGCCATCGGTTTTTGGTACGATGGCGAACCACTTTTTGTTTTTTTCATGTCGCCAATTTTTCGGCCATTGGTTCGGCCCGGTGTTGTTGTTGGCGATGTGGTTTTTTATTTATTCCGTTTGAATCACGGGTTCGGATTTGCCGGTGACATAATTGATGAACGCCCGGCGGTCCGGTTTCATCAAATGTGGCGATTTTTCCCAATGGTCGCAAAACTGAATCCAAATGGCGTTAAAACGTTTGGCCAAATACGATTCGGTTTCGGCCGTTTCGGTGTATTTATGGAACGTGTTGACAACCGTCCAAAATTCATGATGGATTTTTGATTGTTCACGTGCGGCGGCGCGTCGAATTTGTCGATTCATGTTTTCAAATTTATGGCAAATCGTCGTTGAAATAATACATCATGTCAATCATTGCCATGGCTCCGGTCAACATTTCATTCAGACAATCAACGCGAACAATGAACATGTCGATTCCGGTTGTTTCGTCATCGACCAATTGAGCGATGGCCTTTTGATGGATTTCAATGATGGATTGTTGGCGTTCAAATTTGGTCATTGGTCAAATAGGGTTAAAACGTTCGATTTGGTTTTTTTTTCGGCGTCAATTTTATCTAACAGGTCAATGACCTGGTCTTTGTGGAAATAAAATTGGCCGCCATTTACAATCCGTTGTTTTAGTTGTTCAATGGTCATGATTGGATGACGGATTTGATTTCGTAATTGTAAAAATAAGGCGACAACCATTGTGGTTTGTCAACTTTCAATTCAACGTATGAATGACCAATGGTTGGTCCATTCAACACGGTTGCCGGTCCACTTGCGGTCATAACACGGTCACCGGACTTTAGTTTCCAAAATGTTTGGATGTCAATGTGTTCCATGTTCAAAAATGATTTGTTGGTTTTTGTTCTGCATCAAATGAACGTGATTTTCGGCCACTTCGCGGATGTGTCGGATGGCGGATTCCCTGGCCTTCAATGATTCAATCCATTCATTGATTTCGGCGATTGTTTCGGCGGTATAATATCCGCGCGATGTTGCAATCAAACCAGGAACCAAATTGTGAACGCGAATGAATTGAATCATTTTCCGAATCCGGGTGTCTTTGAGTTTCACTCCGAATGCTTCATTGATTTTGGCAATCATGGTGTCGGCGGTGACGATGTGTTCGATTCCTCGTTTCATTTTGAACCGGTCAACTATCATTGGAATCAACCGGTGTTCGGTTGGTGACAATTCAATTGTGAATTCTTCGAAATTTTTTATCATGTTGTTGTTGTTTTTTGTGGTTTAGTTCATTTTGATTTTGCGGTCGATTTCTGCCATCATGGAATCTGTTTTTTTCAAACGTTCCCATTTGGCGGCGTTGAACTTTTTACGAATGGCGCTAACTATGGTCATGGATGCTCCGGCGGTTCCGGAAAACACCCAAATCATTTTAAGCAAATAAATAATGGTTGAAACGATTCCGATGGCAATAATTCCAACCAAAAACATGGGCGCAACCCAAATGACGGCGATTTTTTCAATTGTTTTCATAATGCTTCAAAAATAGGTCAACGGATTGTTCAATGTTCATATCTGAATCGGTTATGAACCGGGCGAATTCTGCCAACATTCGATGTTCGGCGGCCAACAATTGAGTTTTGTTTTCTGCCATCCATTTGGCAAATTCCGGATGGAATTGGAATCGTTCAAAAACGGTTTTGATTGGTGTTGTCATTCTTCACCCTCCATTTGATATTTCATCCGGTCGGTTTTTCCATAAATGACCAATTCGTCAAAATCGGTTTGGTCAATCCATGCCCGGAATGGTTCATGGCGGTCAAAATTGGCGTTCATCCGCTTCAAATCACTTTCGGATTTGAGAATTGCGGTGAATGCCTCCAATTCTGCCCAATGATGTTGACGGGTTCCGTCCATCAATTCCATTTTGACAACTTCATGGTCCATTTTGTGAACCATGACCAAAATTTCCGATGTGTTGGTGACTGAAATGATTCGGGTTTGATATCCGGTTTCGATTGTGGCCAAAAATTCATCCAACTCCGATTCCGTCAAATTCATCATGATGGAAACGAAACGGGGTTGTTGGTTGGCATTGATTAAACGGTCGGTGAATTGTTCGGCGACTTTGAACGATGGCAAATGTTGTTCGATTTCGATTCGCCAAAATTGTTTTTTCTGATTCATGTTGTTGTTGTGTTTGGTTTGCAAATATGGCCAACGGCCCGGAATGACCGTTGGTTTTTGTTTACGGGTTTTGAACAATTATTTGTCAAAACGGCAAATCGTCGTCAACGGGCGCCAAACTTTCATTTGATTGGGAACCGACATTGGATGACGCGAATGATTGATTGGCCGCGTGTGTATTGCCTCCGGTTGTTTGACCGTCATTTGATTGGCCATCGGATTTTGACAACAATTCCACATGTTCGGCGACGACGTTTGTGAATCGTTTTTTGTTTCCGTCCTGGTCGGTCCGCTCGTTAATGTTCAACCGGCCTTCGACCATGATTTTGGTTCCTTTGTGAATCCATTTTTCCGCGAAATCCGCGTTTTGCCCCCAATGGACGATGTCAATCCATGTTGTTTTGTCGGTCCATTCGCCATCGACGCGCGTTCGTTCTTTGACTGCGATGGAATAGTTCACGCCCGTTCCGTTCGACGTTCTTTTTGGTTCTTGGCCAACATGGCCGGTGAAAAAAACTTTGTTCATTTTACGATTTCGATTTTTGGTGTTTGAATGATGGACGGTTGAACAATCATTTTGTTTTCGGTCAACCATTGTTCGAATGACCAACCATTTGGATGGATGGCCCGTTCGGATTGTTCACCCTGGTCATTTGTGATTGATTCAATGGAACATTCCGCGATGTATTCTCTTTTGAGTAGAAATAAAATCGCCGTTCCCGGATTGATTGGTTTATTGTTCATATTGGTCATTTTTTATTTGTTCAACAATTGCGCGAAAATCCGTGTTTTGGCGTTTGAATGTTTGGAAAAAATGGTCCATGGTCAATTCGTAACAACGGCGACGGGTCATGTCTGACAACGTTTGGTTTTGTCTGAATGCCAATTCACCCATTTCGAGCGATTCGCGCAATGAATGGACAACCTTTGCGCGTTCGCGCGATTCCGGTTTTTCATTTTGGATTTCAAAGTTGATTTGCGTTTTCGCCGAAAACATGATTCGGTTTTTGTCGTCAACATTCAGAACAAAACCCAATTGTTCCATGGTGCGGAAAACGTGTTCGATGCCTGTGACGGATGGCCAATGGATGGATTTCCCGGCGGCGAAATCGTCCCAACGTTTCAACAAACATTCGTCAACAAAGCCCCAAAAAATCATTTTTTTTTCGTCATCCGACGGTTCGGGTTTGGTTGTCATTTCGTGAATTTTTGAATTGTATTCCGTTAATGCGGCGCCGCGTTTTTCACGGTACGCGTTGGCAACGGTGGCAAAGTAAACGGACGAAAAGTTTTGAAAATGGTTGATTTCAACATCCAATTGTCCGGCAACCGCCATCCGGAACGCCAACTTCATTTCTTCGGGCGTCATCCAGGCGAATTCCGATTCGATGAATTCCACTAAAACCATTTTTTGCAATTCGGACGGCAAATTTTCGCTTTTAAGACCAACCAACGTGAAAATGTACCTTAAAGACATTTTGATTGATTCTTGGTCCGTTAGATTGCGAATTTGGGTGTCTTTTGATGCTTCTACAATTTCGCGGCCCCTAAAACTTCGAAATTGCATCGTCGAAATTTGGTTTCGGATTTCGATTTCCGATTGATTGGTTTTTTGAATTGTTGTTGTCATTTCGTTTGCGGACTTTCATCCAATTTTTGATTGTGAGAAATGTTGATTTGTATTTGGTGGCAATTGTCGGAACATTTTCCATCGCCTCCAAAATTTCGGTGATTTCAATTTTTGAAAATTCGGTCAACAATTGTTCGGCCTGGTCATCGGTCAACGGCAATTTCATTTTTGAAACCGCCGGAAAACTTTTTTGAATTTCCAAAACGAGCGGGTGTGTACATATACACTCGATAGAGTGTATATTTATATTAGAAGATGAAGATGAAGATGAAGGGGTTGGAAATGGGTTAACATGGGTGTTAACCTCCTGGTTAACCTTGGGGTTAACCTTACTTTTCAATTTTGGATTTCCGCCCAAACTACCAAACGCCCGTCTTTGCTCGCGATTTGCTTCATCGGCAACCATTCGTTTTGAAAAAAATCGACCATTTTCATCCATCTGAATGATTCCAAAAGTTGTTAGTTCATGATACACTTTTTGGAACGTTTTTGGATTCATTTTGGACAACTTTTGGATTCCATTTGCATCCAAAATGACGTCACCAAAAACCAAATATCCGGGTTCGTCGGACAAAAACATGTGGCAAAGTAAGTCCATCCAAACACCTTTTGTCGCCGGTGAACAAAGGTTCAATTTTGGGTCGGTCAACCAATCGCCGGGGTAAAATTGGAACGATGGCGACCGGTCACGGCCATTTGATTTTGGTTTGTTGTTGTTGTTGTTCATACATTTCGATTGTTTTGAAAATTTGCAAAACTACATTTGGACAAACGGCGTTCCCAAATGCTTTGATGGATTCATTTCGCCATTTTGAAACGGTAATTCCGTCCAATTTGAGGGAAAACCCATCATTTCGGCTACAAACCGGGGATTCAATTGGGAAGTTTTTCCAGGTTGATGGAACCGGTCCGGCAAACTGTTGTTTTGATTTCGTCCGGACTTTTTCAATGCCTCCGTTGTTCGCCCTCCTTTCCAATCCCTTGTCATTGGCGTTGGCAACAATCCAAATTCGTTCCCGTTTATGTGGCGCATTGGTCGCGCTTGCAGGTATAAGATAGGCCGCGACCGAATATCCAAGATTTTCCAAGTCAATACACACCTCGTCGAATACCATTCCCCCGTTCCAATTAGTAATTCCGCGAACGTTTTCGCCCACAACGAAACGCGGGGCAATTTCTCCAATTGCTCGCAACATGTGGGGCCACAAATGGCGTTCATCCTGTTTTCCAAGCCGTTTGCCGGCCATTGAATAGGGTTGACAAGGGAATCCGCCGGAAATAAGGTCAATTGTCCCATGGTATTTTGTAAAATCGGTTTTTGTTATATCTTCAAATGATTCGGCGTTCGGCCAATAATGCTTCAAAACGCGTTGGCCAAACGGATTCCATTCGCAATGAAAAACATTTTCCCAATCCATCCATTCGGCGGCCAAATCAAATCCGCCAATTCCGGAAAACAATGAACCATGGCGAAATTTTTTTGGTTCATTCATGAGTGTTCAATTTATCAATCAACGCCAAAACGCGGTCGTCAACTCGTTTGCGTTTTCCGGCAATTACGTTGTGGACAAACGTCAACGAAAATTGTGGATTCTGCCGGCAAAAGTTTTGAAGGGTTCCAAACTGCGATTTCAACGCCTTTTCAACAAATATTCGTTGGTCGGTGTCAATACACCAAATACATGGCGCCAATTCGGTTTCATGAATGGTTTGTTTTGCCTGGTTCAATATTGATTGGCTCCGGGGCGTTGACATGCGACCATTGATGGCCGACGTCATCACATGGTATTTGATTCCGGACGCCTGGCAAAAATTGCGGATTGTTTTGAATTTTCGTTTGATGGCCGTTGATACATCCAACGGGTCCACAAATTGGTTTTCAATCATTGTTTTCATTACGCTTGTATTTTGATTTTCGATTTCGATGAATTACGGCGTCGATTGTCCCAATTAGGCCAATCGTTACCAATACAAATGGAATCCATTCCATCATTTTTCAAATAAGTCAGTTTGAACGCCTCCATTGATTTGTTCCAACCTGGTCATGGCGGCGTCCATCACATCCGGGTTGGTGTTGTCGATTGTCAATTCCAAAATCATTTCGGTTGTTTCTGCCGTCATGATTTGGTCAATCAAATGTTCGGTGGAATTTTCATCGGACGAATTGGCGGCGCCCGGTGTGGGCGCCTCCAATGCTTTTTTCCGGTCCGTCATTGCGGTTTTGAACACGGGGTTTCCGTGATGCTCCGGATGTTTTTTCCAAATGTCAATCAAATCGGATTTCGATTTCGCGGCCTCAATTTGGGCAATCAACACGTCCACATTGATGACGGGTTTTTGTTCCAATGGTTGTTTGGTCGCCTGGTTGTTTGTCTGAATGTTTTCGGCCTCCATCGCGTTCAATTCTTCGGCCGTGTATGGCATTCCGCCCAATTCATCGGAAAAACAAAGTCGGAACCCTTGGGCCATGGCCACTTTTTTGGTCATCGTCACCGGTTTGTTTTTCCAAAAGTCGGTCAACGTTCCATCGCGACGGGTTCCGAAATATTCCGAAAAATGTACTTCATGGACAAAAGGAAATTGGAAATCCTTTCGGTGAATCGTAATTGTTGCAACCAATGTCGATTCTTTTGGTTTCTGAATGTTCACCGAACCGGTCGTCACAACGGACCAACCGGCCAAAAGTCCGGAACGTTCCGCGCGTTTGATGTAGGTTTCATAACCTACAATCACCGAAAATTTATCGCCGTATTTGTTGGCATAAATTTCCCGTTTGAACGGATTCAGTCCGAACCCTTGGGCGATTTCAACGAATTGTTCAAATTCACCTTTGGTCAAATTGTTCGCCATGCCCATGGCGTTCAAATACGTTTGGAGTTTGGCCACATCAATTGTGTGGACGCGATTTTTTGCGATTTCGTTCATGTTGTTGTTGTTTTGATTTCTGCAAATATACTTCAAAAAATCACTTTGCCAATGTGATTTCAACCGTTGTTTTTGAACTTTTGATGGCCGGATTCATGACGTTGATTTCACCGGTTGATTCATCCAAAAGGGACATTGATTTGGTCAATCCTTTCAATTGGCTTTCTAATGCCTTTTGAGCGGTTTTGACGGATTCAATTTCCGCCTCCATTTGATTCCACATTGGCGTTTGGCTGAAATCGTATTTGACGGCGGTTTCCTTTTGTTTGAACGTCACGCCAAAACGCGTGACGCCGGTTTTGGCCTCCGGACCGTACAATTCCAATTCGTCAACGGCGGCGCTTCGGTACGATGTTTTAACCTGGTCAATAATTTGGGACAAAAATTCCAACCGGGCCAACGCGGTCAATGTATCAACGTGACCGTCGGTGTTCAATTGAATGAGTTTGGCGGCGAATTCTGCAACTTTTGTTTTGGTCAAATTTTCGACGGCGTTCACTTCTGCCAAAAAATTGTCGGTGTTGTTTTGATGAATGTTGTTCATGATGCTGAATTTTTAAATGATGTTTTTGGCGGCCATTTTTGCGTTTATACAATCAACAACGGATTGGCCAATTGAACCGACGTTGATTGATTTGATGAATGGAATGATTTCGGAAATCGGAAACATTTTGATGTCTGCCATCGTTATGGTTCGGCCCAATGGCAAACCGTGATTGTAATGATGAACCAAAAATTTCAATTCAAAATCCGTCAAACAATCCACAAATGAACCGAACAACATCAATTCCGTTGTATCTTCGGACCGTTGTTGTTGTCCAATGTGGTTTGGACATTTTGATACGTCGCCGGGGCCATTCGCCCCGGCGTTTGTTTTGCGCGTGTTTTTCATGCCATGAATGTTTGAATTCGACAAACGTTTTCGATTTGGCGGAATGCTGAATCCATCGAATTGAATTCCATTGAACAATACAATTGGAATTGTTGTCCGGTCCTTTGAATGATGAACATCCGGTTTTCAAATTGCCAAAACTCCATGTGAACGTCATCATTGATGGCAACCAAGCGAGCGCCCAATTGATACAATTTCCCTTTGACGCGGTCGATGTTAGCGATATCGTTTTCCTGAATTCGGGAAAACGTTTTTTCGGCGGTCAACTCAATTCGGACGTCGTCCAAAATGTTTCCGGCGGCCATGACCATGAATTCACCGGTGGCGTTTTCGTCTGCCAACCACAAATTGAATCCGTCATCGTAAAAATGACAATCGTTGATGTTGTGGGCGTCCATGTGTTCGCGGAAATGCGACATTGCGGTTTTGGGTTCGGTGAATTCAAATTTGCGGAATCCGCCGCCATTCTTCATGTTGTAAATTGTGATTTTGAACATTTGATTTTGATTTTGATTGTTGTTGTTGATGATTTTGATGAATTACATTTTTGACATGTAAATGGTCACACATTGACCAATCAATTGATTCAATTTGATTTTTGATTCAAATGATATTTCCGTTGTCATTGCAAATTCCAATTGGTCAATCAACGTTTTGATTTGTTCAATAGACATTTGTTTTACTGATTGAATTTTGATTGATTGTTTCATATTGTTGTTGTTTTGTGTTGGCAAATATACACGCGTTTTTCATTTCCACAAATATTTTTGAAAAAAGGTTTTCAACACGGGCATGTTGGGGACAAAAAAACCCGGACGTTTCCGGGTCTTTGACGAGTAAACCAAAACTAAACAATATATAACACAAACAACGGATTGACTATCCGTTCACAATCGGTTCCAATATCGAAACGGCCACATGTGCAATCGCGGCGGATGGCAATATCAACCACCATGTCAATCCGGTGTTCAATGCGACCAACGCGTAAATTCCAAACGCAACCCATGTATTCATACAATACAAACAACCACCCATTGGTTTATACAAAAACTTCAATGGATTTTTCGGGTGATTGACAACCCGTTCCAAAAACCATGTCCAAAATCCGAAGATTTGGCCCGGCTGAATGATAAAATCAATGAAAATCGTCATGGCTCCGGCGCCAACACCAATCAATCCGGCCAACATCACCGATTTGAACATGTCGCCATGTTCGGTGAAAATCGCCATTCCCAAACCAACCATGATTCCCATTCCGAACCCGGTCAATTCATTCAATATTTTTCGAATTTTTTCCATCAACAAACGGGTGAAATTCCGTCAACGGTCCATGAACACGCCCCGTCGGATGTGGTGAAATAATAAAATCCGGGCATGACATCACGAACACATTCCGGTGTTCGGATTTTGATTGTGGTTGTTCCATTCTCGTTGAACGTCATTGGCAACACAACAAGGTCATCCGCATTGAATTCAACAGGAATTTCCGTGTATGTCCCATTTGCGCCCCAAATTTCAAAAATGTATTCGCCGGGGCATGGCGCTTGAAAACCAAAATCAATGGTTTGATTTGGCGCAAAACAACCAATATGTTTGGAACATCCACAATTCATGATTTCAAATTTTTCTCAAAGATAATCAACACGCCGGACCGTCACATGGATTGTCACAATAATTTTCCAACGCCAAATCGCGGTCGCCGGTCAAATCAAAATCAAACGCGACAATCGTCAAATTTTTATCGAACGGACGGCCTTTTTTGCCTGGCGATTCATCAATGACAACCGAAACGGGGTCAATGGTCGATTCAACCGGTACAATTGAAACGTTGGCAAATGTGGCGGTCGATGGCAAATTTGCGTTCATAACCGCCGCCCGTAAACGTTCCTCCAATTTCCATGGTTCGGCGCCGCGTAAACAGGCAACAACGCGCAATTGGTATCGGATTTGGAAAAATGATTGGAATGACGCGAATTTTTTGTCCGTTGATGGCGATTGGTATTCAATACGGCCATCGTTCCGGAAACGAATGTAAAACCAGGCGGAATCCTGGTCATGGATTCCGGCGAATTGATATTCATTCGAATTGGTGTCGCGAACCAATACACGGCCGTCGTCATCAATTTTCGCCAAATAAACCGATTTTTTGATTTCCGGAATTCTGCCATGTATGGCGTCCGCAATCGTACAAATCAAATGTTCCATTTATCAAAAATAAGACAACACGCGTTCGGAAATCAAATCGTTCAAATAATTTTCGACGTCCTGTCGTTCTCCGGCGGTTGGAATGAATATCGGTTTTTTGCGCCGTGATTCTTGTCCCTTTGCTTTCACATAATCGGTTGAATTGGTAATTGCCAAAAAAACATCGTCACCGGATTTCACAACTTGCATCGAATCGCGCAATGAACCGGTGAATTCCAAATCGACCATTCCGGTTTGTCTGCCATTCTCCGAACGTTTTTCAATCCATGATTTGGATTTGTATTTTCCAATTTTGCCGCCATTCGCGTCACCACCTTGGTTGAAAATACGTTGTTTCATTTCGCCTTCTAACAATTTACCACCCAACAACAAAAGGTTTGGAACGTCGCGTTCGACATTGGCAACGGTTGTTTGAATTTTTTTGGCGAATTCTTGCGGCGTCATTTGAACATTTTGTGAATGGTGAACATCGCTAATATAAGAACAATTATGGATGGAATCAACCACAACCAACGTTTTGTTTCTTCATTGACGACAATCGTCCGGACGGTTTCGGTGTGGTAATTTTCCACGCGGACGGTGTCCGATGGACATTTGGTTTCAACAAATATCGAATCGCCCGGCAACCAATGAATCATGGTTTCAATCCTGGTTTCATGGTCGCGGATGAACACGGTGTCACGGCCATCAAACGCAACAATGGTGTCCATTCGGGCGCCGTTGATGTGAATCACGGTGTCTTTGACCATGGTTGTGGTCCATTCCTTTTCAATCCAACATGGATATTTTGAAACGTGACGTTGGCATGATGTCGCCATGACTGCGACAATTGCAATTCCAAAAATTGTTTTTTTCATTGTTTGGCCTCCAAATATTCGTTTTTGTAGTTGTCGATTTTGTCCGTTATCATTCGGGCAAATCCTTTTTTTATCCAACCCAACAACGCCAAATTTTTCACCAACGACATCAAATTGACAATCACAATTGGCACGAACACGGCTTCATTCAACCAAAACAATACTTCGGCCCCTTTGCTCAAATTGGTGGCAAACATCAACAACGCCGTATGTGATAACAGGGTCCAAAAGATTCGGAGTGCAATCCGGGTGTCAAAACGATTGTGTTTGAACGCCAAATAAGTCGCCGACAAATGGTCGGCGGCAATCAATCCAACCAGGGTGAAATAAGAAATTGACGGGTCGAATATCCAATCCGCCACAAACGCGGAAATGGCGCCGGCGGTGATTCCGCCGAAGATTGTAAAAATGACCATTGGCGATTTCATTTTTTATTTGTACATGTTCCGGGTGGCCGTTCATGTACGTCGCCAATCGTTCGTTTGTTACATGACGAACATCAATATTTGGGACGCGGACGCGATGTTGTCGGTCTGCTAACGGGGCGCGATGTAGATGGTCGCGATGGTTTGTTGCAATTACATTTCATCGTCAAAAGTTTTTTCAATTAGTTCATGGCCATTGGTTCCATCAAATCCGGTATACCATTCAACGGCGTTCAATACCAAATCGGTCATGGTGATGTTGTGTTTTGCGGCGTATTGCTCAAAAAACAATTTGTGTTGTTTTTGCAATCGAATGTTGATGATTTTGTTTCGGGGTTTGGAAACGCGAACAAATCCGCGAACGCCTTTGACGCTGCGTTTTTCCTTTTCGGTCAACTTCGATTTGATGGAAATATTTGGTTTCATGGTCATGGCATTCCGTAAACATAACGCGATTGGTTGCAAATGACGCAAATGTCATCCATTCGGTTGAATAACTCCGGCAATTGCTGAATGGCGGTTTTCATTTGGGCGTCATATTGGGACGTCCAATTCTCCAAACAAAAATTCCACGTGTCGGAATCCAACAAGGTGATTGAATTCAACCGGTCGGTTGTCAATGCCTCTTTTGCGATTTCCATTCCGGCCCGGTACAATATCGGAAAACGTAATTTTTGGGCCAATACACAACCAATTTCATCAACCGAACATTCGGCGGCGGCCCCTACAATCAAACCAAATGATGTTCCGGTCGTTGTGGTTCCGGACCAACCGTTGGCAATCAAAAATTCGCTTTTTTTGGTTGAACATTTACAACCTCCCTTCACTTTCGTTTTGTTTGTGTTGATGGCTGCATTGTCCATCAAAACAAAAATTTCGTCCGTTTCTGACAAATAATTCGGGAAAATTTCGGCTTCACCGTTTGCATCCGTTGTGAATGGAAACGATGTTGTTTTTATTCCGTCCAATATGTCCACAAATCCGGAAAACGCGGTTTCTTGAATCTTTATTTTGACCGATTGAACACGAACGCGCAACATCCGCGAATCGCGCGTGTTAATACGAACGCCCCGGTCCAAATTGGCCGGTGTGTTCCATGCGTTGTCCCATTCGCCAACCTTCAATTCATCAACAAGCGAATTCAATCGAAAATGTGGCATGGCAAAACG